GTATTTTTGTCATACCTTATTATCATAGAGGTTGTATAAGATGTAGTATTAGCCCAAGCAGCAGTACCAGAAGGTACAGCACCATCATTTAGTATCCAATACTTTTGCCAGTTTGTTCCTGTTCCGGGCCTATTATCTGATGTAGCTGAAGTATGTGCCAGTATACAATCATAGTACTTACTAGAATAACTAACTCTTGTGTTTATAGCACTAGCATCAGGATCACGTATAATAACATTAAGATATACAATTTCTAAACTTGTATTGTCTGATGAAGCTACTTGTAAATAGCCGGGGTGAATATGTTTTCCAGCAAAGAATAACCTATTACCAGATTGTGCAAACTGCATATTAACAAATTTTTGTTGTGGATCAGAGTGTATAATACCATCTACAGTTCTTGAGATAGTTTGTGTGGGGCTATCTATATTACGTAATGCTGCACTGGTTACATCGAACACCCAAAATTCGTTATTAACATCGGCTACAATCTTTTTAACAATATCACCGTTTGGTGCAGTTAAAGTTATGTAAACTATTGCAGGGGATTCCTGTTTTAATTCGTCTACTACTGTACTTGTACGAATTGTTTGTAGGAACCCCCCTGCATCAGATGAGCCTAAGAAATCTACTCCTCTACGTCTGCGTACTGAGCCGTTCTGGAATAATTCAACATTAGTGCTACCACTCATCATTTCTGATGGCAGTACATTTAAACCAGAAGCCTCTGTATTTAACCCGTCTGTAAACCCAGAAACGGGCAGTTGTAGTTTACGGGTTGACATCTTTCTTAGGTCTACCTACTGGCTTTTTGGGTTGAGACATTTTATTTAGATAATCATATAAATGTTTTTCTGCTAGTTTACGATGTGTGAAAGTTCCATCAAGTACCCTACCATTATCTGATTTTATTTCATATACCATCCTATTCGCATTATGGATAATATGCCAACCAGAAGTATTAGGGAACTCATTTAGGTCTATTGTCTGAACCATTATGGAATAATCCTTTGCGTCCTGTTAAAAGTATTTCGCATAGAACGTCTGGGAATAATGTTATGCCTAACATCTGGTGGTTTATCCACCAATATGATATTCCGAGACAAGGCAGCTACAGCGTTATCTGCCTCTCGTTTTTCAGCAGTATACCCTTGAGTATCCCCTTTTATTTCAAGTACTGCTTTAGCTATACATCTTTGTGATAATGCTGGAAATGCTTGCGCTGGTAGATCAAAATACTCTGCATCAGCACTTAACCTTGAGGTGGGTTGAGTGTACACGATAGCATCAGTACTTGCTTTTAATAACCCCGAAGCATTTGGATACGAATCGAATACTAATGTATAATCATCAAAACTTGTAAAGTATTGAGGATTTCTGTCACTATATACTTTAACATTATTGGATTCTACAATATTACTTTCAGAAGTAAGCCTAGTTATCGTATATGCTAGAAATCTATCCGGTTCCATCCAGTAAACTCTATCATCACTGTAATATACTGTATTAGGGTCAACAGCTACAGCATTACTAGCCAGTGTCATTTCGTTTTTGATAGAGGTAACTTCTAATTTAGAAAATGCCCTTGTATGCCTCCAACGAAATTTAGAGATTAACTTTTCAAACTCCCTATTAGCTATATTAACACACATGCCAGCATCCTCTGTTTCACCTACTGAGGATATATTCTCAGAGTCAGTAGCTACCAGCATATCCTGCACTAGTTCTAATAAGGTTAATTTCATAACTTACCTCAAGATGGTGTTATTTCTATAGTAAATACACCTATAGATGTATTAGTAGAACCACCATCAGTTTGTAGAGTAATAGCTTGCCCAACAGTAACAGTATTGTTTGCTGTGGGTGTAGCACTATCTACTGTAGCAGCAGCACTTCCATTAGCTATAGTAACTGCACCGTTAGTTAATGCAGTTGAGCCTAACTTAGATGTTACAATAGCATCTCCACCTGTAATTGCTGCACTAATTACGCTGTATATTTTACTGACAGTGCCAGCTATGGGTGTTACTACGTAACAACTACTTCCCGTACTAATGTCGGCTAACTGAACATTAAGTACACACCTGTTGTGGTGTGCTGTCCAAGCTCCACTACCAGAGCCATTAGCTATATATACTTGACCAGTGCTTGCCGAAGCCACACCTTTCGGCTCATGCAAATCTGATCCCGTAAGGGTTGAGTGTTCGACAGACATAGGTTTTAATCTCCTTATAGGTGGGAGAGGAGTTTCCCCCTCTCCCTATTATAGTTTAGTCGTCGTCAGAACCTTCGGAACCGTAGGAAACTACGATTTCGATGGTTGCTTGAACAGCAGTACCGTCACGATCAGCAGTAACTTGGACGACATCGCCCTTGTTAAAGTTTTTCGCTGTGGTATTTACCATCTCAGCAAAGGCGTTAGCTGCAACAGCCGTGTCCTTGTCGGTAGCTTTAGCAGCTTCCGTACCAGAACCAAAGCCGAAGTAACCAACTACTTCACTTGAATTATCCGTATTGATAAAGGAGAGTTCCCAACCATGAGAACCGTCACAAGCCTGTGCGCCATTCTCATAGCGAATAGACTCGATCTTACCTTTATCTTCAGCAGCAAATTCCCACACAAAGTCTGCGGAAGCTGATGCTTTATCTGCGACACGGTAGACAACTACCCCGTCACGCATACGGTTAGTTACAGATGGAACAGTAGCCCACGTAATTGCAGTGGGAATCTGAGTGCTTGCGAGATACTCACCCGAACCACTTGACTGTGCTGAACCAGCAGGAGTACGTGCTTGTGCCATTCTATCCTCCTATCAGTCTGTAATGACTACTACCAGAGACTCAGGACGGTACAGCTTAATGCCGTAACGCATCGTCACGTGGTATACGTCAGAACGAGTGTTATTGTCGTACCATGCATCCATATCAGGCATGGCTCTCATTGCTCCAATGAAGGCTTCTTCACCCATGAACATATTGGCTACACCAGCACTGGCTGTTAAAGCTCCAGCACTAGGGGCAGTTGCCGTAATGTTATCTGTGAGGCTCGTATCTAAGAACAGAGACTCAAAGAGGTCAAAACCAGCAAAACGACCTACATAAGCCGTTCCATTCATACCTTCACGAATATGGGCGTTAGAACCATATACGTCCTGCTGGATCACATTACTGATCTGTTGCAGTTGGTATGTTACTTCTGGGTCTACAAAGGCACGACGATTGCCACGCATTACCTTTGCTTTGTCGAGAGCAAGCTTTGCTTTCTGAACATCAGCAAGGGCTATAACACGTGCCGTACCCGTACCAACATAGCGGTGGTCAACGCCATTAATGGTGTTAGGATTACCCGAAGTTTGGCCTGATTGAAGGTTAGCAATGTCCGACTCTTTTTGCTCAAGCAGAGCGCGAGTTAGTTTCTGGACAAAGTTGCTTTCGGCAACACTAACATAGAAGCTATCGTGACGGAACTTCTCAGGAATTTTGAAGCCCGACTGATAGTACTTATCAATCGTTAGGGTGAAGTTGCCTGTGGTGGGATCATCCAAAGTGACTTGCGCCCCTTCCGAATAATTCCGTACTGTCATTTCTGACAGTGTAGGGATGTTTAGCGTGTCGCCATCTGGGAACTCAGTAATCCAACGGACATGAGAATCCAGCATTAGCTCCTCTTGCAAAACATCCTTAACCTCATTAGCCCATACATTTGTACGGACTAAATGAGAGTTATTAGATGTGTCAAGTGCCATCTATTTCCTCCATTTAGTTTGCAAAGAAGTCAACACCTCTTTCCGCTGCTTTATTTGCTGCTGCTTCTATTTGTTGGCGAAACTGTGGGCTACTATAAAGTTTAGGGTTTTCTTTCCTAATTTCCCTACACTTTGCCCAAGTTAGTTCACCATCAAAAGCAACAGGTGGTGCAGCAGAGGTATCGACACCGGGAGTATTGCTCTGTGGTGCTTGATCCACAGGTACAATACCAGTGATGAATTTAACCATAGAATCTGGGCTGGTCATACTCAGATCATCGATGACACGTTTAACATTGTCATCTCCGTTTATGGCTTTTGTAACAGCTACCTTTACGCTAGAATCGGAGCCGTACAATTCTCGGAGTTTATCCATTGAAACTCCTACATTACTTTTTAATGCAGCAGCCTTTTCTCTTTTGGAAAACTCCTCATCAACGATCTTCGCAACATCGTCCGTTTGAATACGAGGTTCGACCGTAACCTGTGGTTGGGTAGGGGCTTCTTCTCTCTCTTCATTATTGGAAGTACGAATTTCGTCAAGAACTTCATTAAGAAGTTCCTTACCACCTTTGTATTCATCTAGGTCAGATTTCAACTCGTCAATATGCATATTGGCGTGGTGATATGCTTTAGCTAAATCATTTGCAGATTTATATTTTTTATCTTCCCCGACCAAGTTATTTAAAAAATCTTCTTTTACTTGTTCGGCAACAGCTTCTTGGATGGGGGTGTCTCCCTCTACCGTTTCTAACGCATCGGTCAATGCTTCAGCCATTTTCTATTCCTTTCAATATATCTAAAAGTTTACGTGCTAAGTGAGCCTTACCATCGGCAAATGCTCTTTCTTCCCTGTAACCCTCAGTAAAAATATTGTCTATATACTCACTAAGCAGTATTTCAGACAGGAAGTTGATTAACTGCGGGTTGCCCTTGGCTTGGGCTAGGACTGTCTCCCTGTCCTCCTTCTTCGGCAAAAGTCTCTGAACCAGTACCGGACTGATCTCCAACTCCGATTGGTTGTCCTTGGTTCTCCTCTTGGATACTTTCAGCTTCTTCTTGAGCAATAGCTTGAAGTCTAACGTCCTCAATGACTCCTGCATATTCTTCAACTATCCCTTCATCTTCAATGTTAAGTTTACGTTCCCAGAAAGAAGCTAATTTACTTCCATCCACATGCGCCCTTACTTTAGCGTCTTGCAACGGCCCTTGCATGAACTGCTGCATTTCAAGAGTCTCACGGTTTCTGCGAGTCCAGTGTCTAGCACCTATAGCTGCAAATTCTCCTCTTGCTAAAGTATTTTCCATAGCAAGTGCAGCTAAAGCTTCTGCTTCGGAATCTTCGCCAAATATCTCCATGTACTCTTCTATATTGAAGTTGAGTAGCATAAGCTCAAATGTTTCTTTAAGCATGGTTTCAAGCATACGCTCAAATACCCTAGCTTTGTCTACAAACATCATTGTAGCATTTTGATCTAACTTACTAACCTCAAAAGCTGTCTTTTCTCCGGGAGTCCGAATACCTCTAGTTTCCGGTGGTGCGCCAGCCATCTCTTCCATCATACGATGGTAATTAGCTATCTGGTTATCTGCATTTAAGGCAGTAGCATCTGGTACGAGCATACGCACATCACTATCAATACCACCGTAATATACTGCTCCCGGCCTATAGCCTTCTGTTGGTTCCATCACATCGTCACCTTTGACGAATATGACAGGTTGGGCTATTATATCGAACACATCAGCTTTTAAGTTTTCTAAGTGATCTATACGATACTGCATACCTACTAGGTTATCTAATGGCCCTTGCGCCCATGTATTATCTGGACGTATACGCCATCCTGCGTGATGTATACCATCAAATCCAGAGGGGGCTTGAGAAGGTTCGTTACGGATTACATGCGCCTTATCCATAACATACACAACTCTGTTACGCTGAGTTTCTCCTGTAGTCGGATTAAACACATCTCCCCGGTAGATAAGTACTTCAGCCATATCCTGTTTGAAGTACTGGTCAAACCCCCCGTAGCCATCCATATTGATGCCACGATTTTTCACTACCTCAACCCAATCATCTATCCCCTCTGGATGCCGGGAGTCTATAGCTTTATTAATTATTGATTCTTTAAAACCCGAATTAGGGTATGTAAATGGAAATTCCTTGATATCAGATATATGGAATAGCTTTTTTTCTATCTTGATACTTTTCTTAAAATCTTCTCTAGGATTAAATACGATATTCATAGGAGACACACGGTTCCATGATGGCCCTGCGTATTTAATTCTACCTTGATTATCTCTTTCTACAATATAATCTACAGTAACAAAACAGTTTCCATAGTCTACATAGTCATTAATTAGCTGTCTGCCTGTAGTTTCCCTAAATTTCTTTTGTTCTAGCTTTACACGTATCCATTTTTCCATAGATGTAGCAACTGCACTATTAACAGCTAGAGGTGGTGGAAATTTAAAGAAATCAGGCATAGATAGGGATGCCTCAAAATATTGGCTTTTGAGTGTATCCGCTATCTGTGTAAGTTTAGGCTGGTGGGTTCTATTTTTATGCGGTAAATCGGCAGCACTGGTAGCATCTATATCTGTAGCATAAGTGAATTTACGTGCTTCCTCATTCAATGTAATAGCATTACGTCTTTCAGTGTTATATCTACTCCATAGCTCTGATATACGTACTGCTACGTCATCGACATCATCGAGAGTAAGGACGTAGCCTCCGCTTTTAGCTTTACTCATGCTGCTACGCCCCCAAACCTACTGTGAAACTGTATTATATTATTAGAAGGTTTATTCCTTCTTTGTAGTGGTTTTACCATCAGATCAATACACATTGCCCATGAATCTTTCGTGTCATCATGTAATGGGTTTACTGATACAAGCTCATCTTCTAAAACTTGACAGTTACCCCCACGATAATGGTATATAGCTCCAGATTGGTAAAGAGGTTCCAGTATACCATTTACCCTCGCAAATTTACCTTCAGTGTTAGGTGGAATATAAAGATCAATAGGGATTCGTATCCCCATTTCAGTTAGTCTATCTGCCAAGTCTTGTGCAACGAGTCTAAATCCCGATACGGCTTCAATTCGTAGCTTTTTAAACATGTATCTTTCGTATGAATTACGTAAACGAGACAGTATTTCAGATGTTTTTGAAGATTTGAACCTGTCAATATCCACAACGTAACGATTTCCGTCCTCGTCAATCGCACCGACTGTAATAACAGTGTAGTCAGCCGAATCCTTTGTTGATGCAGCCATGTCAACAGCAGCATACATCCAAACAGGTCGCCCTTGTATTGTCCAAAGCCCCGTAACATACTCTACTTCTTCTTTCTTATAGTATTTGAATAAATCACGGCTTATTGGGGCTGTAGATTTATCGTTTGGATCGTTGTAGTATTGTGCAAAGAACTGTGTTATTTCACCAGTAGCTTCGTATACTGCTCTTTTCTTAGCTAACACCGTAGGATTAAACCCAAAGTATTTACCGTCTTTTCTTTGTTGGCGAGGCCATAGAAACTCACCATCCTCTTCCACGTTATTCATCATAACTGTAAACATAGGTACTTCAGTTACAGTTACTTCACCTTCTTCGTTCTCTTCTGGATCATCGTATGCCATATCCATCATAATTTGATAGGCATCTTTAGGGTGATATCTTGTACCGACAACGAACATAGAGCTATCTGCACTCATAATAGACGCTGCCTGTGCTGCCCATGCATTAACGTCCCTACGTCCAGTTTCAGTGTTATTTTCTGGGACCACAACATCGTCCAGAATTAGTCTTTTACAATGTTTACCAGTAATTGTTTTTTCCAATCCACAAGTCATAAGAGTTGAATCAACCACACCTTCTGATTTGCGATATGGATGATCTACTACTATGTACGTTTTATTCCAAGCTTCTCTTCGTCCTTCTTCTGGTAATATAAGTTCGGGAAAATAACGCTTAGTTATCTTGTTATCCAGAATTGTTTTTATAAACCTGAGTTGTTCTTCAGCTTTTTCAGCAGTTGCGGAAGCATATATAATAGTAGTGGAGGGATCACGGACTATTTCCCAAGCTGCATAAAAAGCAGCATAACGAGACTTACCGTGATCCCTAGGCCAGAGTAAAAGACGATTTTCATTTTGGTACTCTTGCGCCCAATAGCACATTTCCACATGGCAATGAGCCATGAGTTGATATGGGGCAACAAGCCTAATAAATGCTTCCAGATTGTTGACAGCAACAGATCGAACTTCCTGCTGTACTTTACTAAGATTCTTATTGCTGTAGAGCAAATTGGCATCTATCCACCTCATTTCTGTGGGAACGCTGTGTTACTCCA